CTGGGGTAGCTCTTAGCCAACCTAGCTCTTGACTCTCATTGACCATGCTCATTCACTCCTGTTAAAAAAGGTCTGCTACTCGCAAAACGCCGTATTCCAATTGTCGAGCGCCCTGTGTCGTGGGCCAGCCGCTGATAGTCGGTATAACTGCTCGTTTTTGTGGTCGCTACGGAACGCCACGCCGTCGGGGTCATCACTGAAACGGCATCCCTTTTCTTCCACGCCACCAGGACTGGGTGCTTGCTAACGGATGGAGTCCGATCTGCACCAAAAGAAAAAACCCCGAAAGTCACTCTGTGGTCTTGGCTCTTGGCATGAGCAGCGGCTAGACGATTGAAAACGACAAAAGTCACGCCTGCCACCTTGCAAGACCACACAGAAACCTGCGGGGTTTTACCGTTTTCATCATCCAGATGCCACTCCAGATGCTTTGTATTATACATTGATGTTTAACCCTGTCAAATATGAGTGTTTTCCCTGATTATTTACATACTATCAGCCATCAAAACTCAATAGAAAAATACAATCAACACACTATTGACAGACATCTAAGAAAGTCAATAATAGACCCCACTGCAACTTGCAGTGTTCAACAGGAGTCACAAAGTGAATGAATCTGAAAAAGTCAAGTATGAAAAATGGGCGTTTATCCAAGAAATCACCCCAGAAGACATTGCACAGGCCATAGAAGGCTCTGAGGCACTCTGTCACGCCATTCGCTGTAACGATTGGACAGATGTTGCAGACATCATCAAATCCCGTGTAGAAGCCTATGCACAACGCATAGCAGAACTTCGCATCCACAACGAAATCAAGACACCTTCCATTGATGACATTCAAGAGGTGGAAGAGTATCGTCTGCGCCAGATCGAACGCCAACAAGCATCCCTAGAGAAAGAAAAACAAGCCATCATCAACAACAGGCTTGCTCTTGATGACGAAACCCTCAAAGTCCATGAGACAAACCTCCAACTCATTGACGCACTCAAGCGTTTTGTCAAAGTAGATCAAATCGCAGGGACTACCAACAACTCCATCCACAAAGATGCTCGGGCTTTGCTTGAGTCACTAGGAGAACTGTGATGAGAATGAAAATCCATGCTGAAAAGCAAATCAACGCTGCTTACGATGCTCACTCTCAGATGCAATACTGTTACTTCTGCATGAGAGAACGCCTAGATCGCAACGAGTGCTGTGGTCACTCATCTTGGCTCAAGTTCCGTGATCTGTCTGCTGACAGTCGCTACTCAATTGCCATCGACTACTTGAACAAACTGGAGGCCAACAATGGATAAAGCAGTGTTGCGCCAGATGATCTGGGATGAGCAATTGGCATCTTCAACAGAGTATTGCTACTACTGTGGATCAACAAAAGGTGAGCGTATTGGTTGCTGTGGTGAGAACCACTTTGGCACATTTGCTGATCTGTACAAAGAAGATCAAGAGGCAATCGTTGACGAACTTCTAGAAGATGAACTCGCAAGGGAGAAGCAATGAAACTCAAAGCCATAAAAACCGAGCATAGAGATCAAACCACATACAAGCCCCAAGGAATCCTTGACCCTAACTTCAAGTATGTTCCAGCAGCACATACTGACATCACCCAGACCTGGAAAAAGTTTGGTTGGACACCCATTGAGAAAAAGGAAAAGTATTATGAAGACAAGTGAATTTATTGATTACAGCACCCTGCTGATGGACATGGAGCGCATCACAAAGCGTTTGCATGACAAGTGCTTGCACAAAAGGTATGAAGGATATCTTTCTGATATCAGCGTCATTCAAAGCAAACTGATCTTGTTGGCGGTTTGGATGTCTAAAGAAAAGGAAAAGCAATGACTAAACAAACAGGTGGGCCAGCGTTTCCCTGCGAGGGAGTTGTGACCAATGACGGAATCCTTTACGAAGGCATGACCCTGCGGGACTACTTTGCGGCAAAGGCGATGCAATCCGCAATGGGTACGCCTGAACTTAACAAACAATCAACAGAAGAAATTGCAATTGGTTCATACCGTATTGCAGACGCAATGCTGAAAGCGAGGGAACTATGAACACAGACTGGCACTCACTTGGACAACACAACAAGCGTTGGTATTACCTTCATGTCACCGAAATGGAGTTTGACGAAGGTGCGCCCATTGCTACATACGAAGTCTTCATCGAGGAAGACGAACAACCAGTTTATGCAGAGGTAGAAAGCGTCACCACTGTTGGAGACTGGAAATCATTGCCTAGCAACATCAGAGATGACATCAACAAAGTCGTGGCTAAACTAAGGAAAGAACATTACCATGTCGAACCAGACTACGAAGGATACATCGAGCGAGAAAGAGAACGTGCAAGAGATGCTAGAGAGGCTTGGGCGTTTAGAAGCTCGATTCGATGACTTCACATTGATGTTGGGTCAGCACAACAAGCAGATCCACAGAATGTCAATCATCATCTCAGATTTGCTCAACAGGCTTGAGTCAAAAGGCAATCAATCTATATAATCAAACTTCATTCAACAGGAGTCAATCATGTCAATTGAAAAGTTACTGTCAAAAAATGTCAATGAACACATAGAGAAGAAAAACAATCTCTCTTATCTCTCTTGGGCTTGGGCCTGGGCAGAGGCACTCAAAGCAGATCCAAACGCAACATACGAAGTCCAGTTCTTTGATGGCAAACCCTTTGTAGACATCAATGGCACAGCAATGGTGTTTGTCACAGCCACCATGTTTGGTAAACCCATGACTTGCCAATTGCCAGTGATGGACTACCGAAACAAGGCTATCCCCAAGCCAGATGCATTTGCAGTCAATACAGCCATCATGCGCTGCATGACCAAGGCTTTGAGTCTGCATGGTCTTGGCCTCTACATCTATGCAGGGGAAGATCTGCCTGAAGATGCCCCAAAGATTTCACCAACAAAAGGTGTTGTGGTCAGCGAAGACCGCACATCTATTCTCACTGATGTCGCAATCGCCGTCCAAGATCGAATGGAGGCCGACGACATCATTGGCGCATGGGAAGAACTCTCGGGTGTCACAGACAGCGAGGAGAAGACCTATGTTTGGGGGCAGTTGCCCAGCAATGTGCGTTCAGCACTCAAGAAACACAGTCAATCATTGAAAGGTGAATAACATGGAAAAGAGGGATAACTCGGGTGTTTTGTTCAAAAATGACAAGAAAGAGTCGCCTAAACACCCTGATTACAAGGGGAACATCACTGTTGAGGGCACAGACTACTGGCTATCGGCATGGATCAAAGAGGGCAAGAGTGGAAAGTTCATGGGCTTGGCATTGAGTCCCAAAGATGAACAACCACCTGCCAAGTCTACGCCTCGTCCATCTAAACACGATGATTTAGAGGATTCTGACCTGCCATTTTGATGTTTTCGGGGAAAAGCGGATGCTGGAACGCAAGAAGGACGCGGATGCTGTGCCTAGCCTTCATAACGGTTAAGCCGTGGTGGATCAAGCAGTGCCAGACGTAGCGAGTACCCCACCATTTTTCAATAGGAGTTAACAATGTTCGATCCATTCAAGTTCGTCAAAGAGAAGTTCAGCACACCTGTTCATCAGTTGGTTCGCAGGGATGACCCTGTAACCTCTTATGAGGCAGCAGAGAAAGTAGACACGACTAAGCTGGAAAAGATGGTTTTAGAGGCCATTAAAGGCTTTCCAGAGGGCTGTATTGCTGATCAAGTGCTAGAACTCTTCCCCACCGCCCACTATTCGTCCATTACAGCCAGATTCTCAGCCCTACTAAGGAAAGATCACATAGAGATCATTGGCACTCGCCCAGGGCGTTCAGGTCGCCAACAACGCATTATGAGGGCACTATGAGTCCAGAATCCCTGATGATCTTTCTGATGTGCCTGTATGTCCCAGTAGGCATATTGGCCTGTTTCTTTGGGTTTATTCAGGTTTTGGGGTGGTTAAACGAATGAGAAACGTATCTGGCTACCTAACCGATGACGGCAAGTTTTTCCAAGACAAGAAGGAAGCAGAAGCCCATGAACGCATGGCAATGACTACTCAAAGAATCAACAAATTCGTTGAATTGCACTACAAATCTGACCAAAAGCTAATTGATGCCCTATCTCATTGGGAAAACTACCGCATGGAGAACAACAAATGAGCAAAGATCTGTATTTAATCTCGGTTTACTATATCCATAAAAGCAAAGCAGCAAACTTCTATAACGATGCACTTATCTATGAAAACAATCTAGAACGCTCTTTAAATTCTTTATTTCTCTGGCGTGAACAAGTTGATTTTCAAATAGAAACATGGAAAAAAATGAGTGAAAACAATAGGTTAGAGGCGATTATGATTTCTTCAGGGATTGCAATATGAAGGGTGGTGCTCGTCCAGGTTCTGGCAGGAAACCCACTCTCTTTGATGAAAAAAGAGCCATCAGCCTGAAAAACCAAGGCTTTTCCTACAAAGCCATTGCTGACAGGTTTGGCATCAAAAGAGAGGCAATTCGATACTTCTTCAGGAAAATGAATGAAAAAGCCACATCTGCCAAAGATCAGAGAGTTGCTCAGAAAAGCACCTGAAGGGCTGACAATCAATCAACTCAGACCCCACCTTCCTGAAGTTAAGCGTCCAAACACCATCAGGAAGTGCTTGGAGAGGATGCCAGATGCCTACATAGACAGGTGGGTGCTAAACAGGGGTTCTAGAGGCCAATACGAGGCTGTATGGGCCGTTGTAGTGCCTCCAGAGCATTGTCCTCACCCTAATGACAGATACCCTAGAACCTTCTATCAGGAACTCAGGACAGAAATAGCCTGATTGATGTGGTTTATGCGGTCTTGGAGGCCAATAACGCCTCCATTGATGATCTTGGTAAGCCTAGTCCAATCCTGGGCCTCAGAAGCCTCGTTGCACTTATGGGTTGACCAAAACCACCCTGCAGTCAAAGCAGCGTACTTAGGGGTCGCTACGAGGTCTGGATCAGCCCAAAAATCCACTCCCAAAGCCTTTCCAGCGTTAAAGTAGTTGGTTGAGCCAGTCAACTGGATGCAACCTCTGCCCCTAAAGCGATAGCCATCCCCAGATGCCTCATCCCGATTGCCCATCCGAGAGGCATAAACCATGTTGGCAATCTTCTTAGGGTTTCCAGCATAGGCATTGGCAACCTCCAAAGTGGGGAATCGTTTGGGCCACAGGCGCATCAGGGTAGCTGCACGATAGTTCAGGTTTTCCTCAAGAATCCTGAATTGTCCACATTCATGTCCACATTGACCTATAAATGCCGCTTGTTGGACAGGACTATTGATGCCAAATCGAGCAAAAGTCTCGCTCAGAGGGTCTGCCCACTCAGCACCAATGTGCAGTTTTTGGAGTTGGTCAACGCTTGGCATTCATTTGCTCCCGTAAGGCGTTATACGAGTCTATACACGCATTTAACTGCTGGATGTTCCTATCCCCTTGGGCGACTATTTCTGCGATGGCTGCGAGGGTTGCTCGTTCGGCATCAGTAGCTTGGTTAGCCTGTCCATCAGGTTTGGCTCCCTTTTCGTCCCGATTTCCGGCGGCAACGGGGGTATCTGTGGGGGTTGATACACAACTTGGGGCCGGGAGGCGCACCCTGCCAGCACGAATAGCCCGATCAAGAGCAGTTTGTTTCTGAGTGACAACATCTTGAGCCTCCTGTAACTTAGTGGCAGTTTGATTGATCTGTTCTGTAAGTTTCTGTTCAGTTTTACGAGATTCTTCATTCTTATGAGCAATCTCCACTTGCATCTCCATGTCTCTCTTGACCCATCCATAATGGTGTCCAAGGGCATAAGCACCGCTGACTACAATCAGGGCACTACACATTACCATTGGATGAAAGATACTGATCATGTTTCACTCCTTGCTGCCAGTCTCTCATGTGCGATCTCTTCACGGGCTGGATCGATATAGTCAGGTGGCGTTGTTGGAGGTGGCCCAGGTGTCCAAGTCTCGTCCAAAGGAGGATTTACCCATCCTGGAATCGGCCCAGACGATAGCCATGAAAGTCCTTGCGTTGGAGCGACGGGGGTTGGTGCTGGTGGGGGTGCGCTTGGAGACACACTTGGTGGATATGTTTGTGTAGGAGGTGGCCCAGCCATCATCTCAGCAGCCGATTTGACCGCCCTCTTAGACATAATCCCACCAATACCTCCCACAATCAGCAAAACAATGTCGTTCAGCATCTTGGTATAGGCTTGGTCGATAGGAGCCATCGACTTGATGGGCTGGGTCACAAACGTCACCGAGTACAGCAACATACCCACGATAAAGACCAGGATGAGCGTGACCATCACGACCACGAAGGCCCAGGCTCTAATTTCGATTTCGTCAGCGGTTAGGCGGTGGCTCGGGTGTTGCATTTGGAGTTACCTGTTTTTCGAGGACGGGGGCTACCAAGTATTCAGGACACTGCTGAGTAAATAAGCACTTAGGCTTTTGGCACTCAGCCTTATAGAAGTTATCAGGATTCTGGCACGGATACCTATATCGATCTTCACAACCAAAAACAAACAGAGCAATGATCAACAATAGATATTTCATTTGACAATGTTCACCAATCTATCGGCTATTGGTTTTGCAAACTCATCTGGCAGTTTAGGCAAAATGTCCAATAACCATAGCAATCCAAGACAATAACAAGCAATCTTCATCCACTGTTTGAAACCATTGATCATCTCTCCAGTCACAAAATCTTTGAACTTCACTTGCCGCACCTATTGGTTTGACAGAAATAATAAGCCTCGTATAAAAAGTATCCAACCATGATGAAAACAACAATCAAGACACCAACAACCAACAAAATTTCGTTAATCTCTTGCTGTCTACGTTTGGCTTTGGCTGCTGCAATACTTTCTTTGCGAGCTTCATCTGCATCAGCAGCATTCATCTCAGCTACACGCTTCATGATGTTCTGCCAAACATCCATGTTGTTAGTCTGGAAAAATAAGCTCTGAAGCTCTTTCTCAAAGTCTGCCTGCTGTTTGAGTGCTAACTCAATCTCTATGGCTTTACCCATATTTGAGCCACCAGCCTTCTTAGCTTCTTTGGCGGCTTTGGATGCTGTGGCCTTGGCATCAAAGTATTTGCCAATCATCGGCCCTAAAGACGCAACATCATCTACCGTGGCAGATGCTTTTTTGATCAGTTTTACGGCTGATTGAACTGCTGCAAGTGCGCTTACTGGGTCGATCATGGCTTAGCCCATTTATTGTCCTGGGGTGGTCATTGCCCCAAAGAACAATCCTTGAGGAACAGTACTAACAGGCTGAGGTGGCACATTACCAGTCAGTAGACCAGACATGAGCCTTTGAGCACCACGGCGACGCAAGACATCTTGCATGGCCTCTGCTCCAATGCCAGCACCAATTAGGGGAAGTGCATATTCAGGCTTCAAGGCAGCGGCACCAACAGCACCAGCACCCAGTACATTACGGCGAGTTGGGTCAAACTTGGCTACAAAGGACAAAAGTGGGTCAAGTGAGCCGCCACTAGCCACTGCTTTGATCGCATTTTGCTCATCATCAGAAAAAACAGCCATTTTTTGCTTATTTGCCGCCAACCGAATGAATCCTTGGCGAATCAACTCACTCTCAGAAGCATTGGGGTTCATGGCCCTGATTTCAGCCGTATTTAAGATGTCATCAATAGTCGTGGCACGACTGAGGTTCCTCCAGTCTTTACGGGCACTAGAGAGCGTTTTAACGGCTTGGTCAATGCCTCCCTCGCCTGCCACCACATCTTTAGGCGACAAACGGGCTACAAAGTCATCAATCTCTTTGACCATCACTCCAGCCAAACGCTGAATGTTGCGATCTTTGTCAGATTTCAGGTCATTCGCCAATTGACGCAACTGGTCAACTTCATCAAACTTTACATTTCCACGAGTCGTGACAGCATCAAAACGCTTGAGAACGTTCTCCACAGCAGGAGCGTTTTCTGGGAGATAACGATTCTCATCTAGGGCATTCCTAACGCCTTTGACCATGTTCATGCCAGAAGCATTGTTCAACACGATTCCTTTGTCTGCTACATCGTTATATGCCCTTTGAGCCGCCAAACGGACAGAATCAAGGGTTGCAACAGGCTGTTTACTAGTCTCAAGGCGATCAAGCAAACCGCCAACAGTGCGACCAGCAGTAGAACCCAGCAAAGCGCCTAAACCTACTCCAGCCGCAGTTGCTGCCAAATCGCTACCAGTAAGTTCCTTGGTTTTCTCTGCAATGGGTTCGGCAGTAACACCAGTCACAGCCGCAGCAGGCAGTTGACGAGCCAAATCCTGCCCAAAGATGGTCTGAGGCAAGGTGCGAGCCATTCCAGCCGCGCCAGTCAACGCTTGCATTCCAGCACCAGCGGCACGCTCAACACCAGTTTCAGGAGTTGGCAAACCAGCTTCTGTTAGCAATTGACTTTGAGCCTGTGCAACGCTAGGAATACGACGCTCAGAACCTGCCAAACCAAGAGCCAAGTTTCCAGCACTACGCAAACCCTCTAAAACAATCGTTGGAGTGGCTGTAATGCCCTCATAAATGGCACGACCAGCTAAACCAGCCTGACGACCAATTTGGCTCATCACAGAAGGTTCTTGAGGGGCAAATTGACTAGACAGAACTTTGGCTATCTCGTCATCGCTCATGGACTGAGGAAAGGCGATAACTTGATCGCCAACCTGAACTAGTTTATCAGCCATCAGAGTTTCTCCAATTTTCCAGTTTGAAGGTTATATTGAAGGGTCGGCTTTAATGCTCCAGTACCACCAGGTGTCTGTATTGGAGAATACTGCTCAGAAAAGTCAAAGTCGTTCAAGTTTCCATACTTGTTCGCATGAGCATTCATATCACGATAGTATTTAATCTTGTTACGCTGAATTTCGTCCAGTTTGTTCAGCAGTTCAGTACGAGCCTGGACACTGGTTGTAATCTGTGGGATACGAGCCTCAACAAACTTACGGTCAGCATCAGAAATCTGAGCACCCAATTTCCCACCCAAATCTTGCATAACAAGGTCTTTAGCTTGCTTGTCATAGACCTCAGAACTGGTCAAAACCTGACGCTGTGCAGGACTGATCAAGCCAACACTTGCTAGGAAGTTTGAGCCAGTGATGTAAGAGTTAGCCAAAGGCCCAGTGAACAACTCGCCAGTTGCATTGAGTTGCTTCATGTTGTTCAGAGTTGAAAGAGCCTGAGATGCACCACGAGCTAAAGTAGCGGCATCATCCAAAGCCTGAGCCTGAGTCGTTCCACGTTTCTTGGCAAACTCTTGTTCCTGATTCTGGTTAACAGTCAGACGAGTAACCGCAGCACCAGCGGCACGTTTGGCAATCTCGTCAGCCAACAGCGATTCATTGATTTTCTTGACTTGTTCAGGCGTGTAAGAGCCATAGTTCGGCTTATCACCATATCCAAGCTCAACTGCTTTGCCAACAAAGTCAGTTTGAGGCTTTGCAAGTTTGTCAATTGGAACCAAATCAGAGACATTTCCAGAAGTGACAGATGCAGCAATGCTTTCAGGTGTAAATTTACCTGTTTTTGCAAGTTCTTGGGCACGACCAGCAGGGCCAACATCAAACAGATTCTTTTGGGCAGTAGCAATGCTTGCCTGTGCAGATGCTGCCTTTTGAGCCTGTTCAACCATAGCGCCTTGAATCTGACGAGCCAAACCAGCAGCTTGAATAGCACCTTGGGTATCACCAGCTTGTTGAAGAGCCTGGGCAAAACCAGTCAACCCTTCAAGCGTATTGACATCAAATTGCTTGGCAAGTGCATTACGAGTGCTAATAGTCTTAAGCAGCGGGTCTTCAACGCCAAAAGCACCACCAATACCCTGTCCAGCCATGTAAGCACCAGCTTGAGTCATTGCTCCGGCACGTTGCAAAGGAGACAACTGTTGCATGGCAATGGCATCTTGCATCGCCTGACGATTCATCTGCTGTTGGTACATCTCTGGAGAGACACCAAACAGGCTTCCAACAATATCTGTTGCCATTCTTTACTCCTTAGATGAACAGTCCAATGTCTTGATTTCCATACGCAAGACCAGTACCAAATCCTGATCCACCAATGGCTGTATTAGCCAAAGATGATTGAGCGCCACTGCCAAGCAAACCAATACCGCTACTTAGTAATCCACCCAATCCTTGACCAATCAAGCCAGAGGCCAATGGGCTAGAACCCAAGCCACCAAGAATATTACCCAAGGCACTGTAAGAGGTTGCAGGATACATGGCTTGAGCAGCACCCAAATTACCTTGTAATCCAAGGTATCCAGAGCGATAGCCAGCACCAGAACTCAGTTGACCAAGGTTGCTAGACAATCCCAAAGGTTGTTGTGCTTGGGTTTCCAAACCGCTCACACCAGACAAATACTGGGCAAATGGAGCCAAAGCCGCTTGTTGACCAGCATAAGTCTGTCCAAGCAACCCTGCGCCTTGACCAAACAATCCTGTGCCAAATGCCAACTGTTGCTGACCGGCCTGTTGAGCATTAGCCGCCAACTGAGCATTTTGTTGGGCAAGAGCGTTGTAATAGGCTTGCAGTTCAGGGTTTGCAGCACCCAACTCACCACCTTGAGCTACTGACAACCCTGCACGACCCGTCTTTTGTAGACGATTGCGAATGGTTGCCAACTGACGCTCACGCTCGGGTTGCAACAATGCCTGTTGGCTCTCCATGTATTTCTGGGCAACTTCTTGGGGAGATTGAGCCAGATATTGCTGACCAAGACCAAATAGACCCTGTGCAGCACCAGTCAACGGGGCAAACTCAGCCTGAGCCTGCTCTGCCTGCGTCAATCCAGTCCCTGCCAAGCCCATCAAGCGGTTTTGCAATGCTTGGAACTCAGGAGAAGTGGTATATCCAGCAGCCTCTAGTTGACCAGTTTGGGGATTGACTTGGAACTGAGATGTGCCAAATCTCGTCGTAATACCAATGGGTCGGAACTGAGCTTGAACAGCAGCTTGTTGACCAGCGGCACGAAGTTGATCGGCAAGTTGTTGCCTTGCAGCAACATCCTGTTGACCAGCAACTAAACCACCAGCACCAGACAATAGACCGCCAACGGTTTGAGGTGAAAATAAGTCAGCCATAATTTGATTCCCCAAAAATCTTTGCAAAAGGTTCTGACCAAAACCACTTTGAGTCGTTTCGCCAGTTAAAACTCCACCAGTATCTGAAGCAACAGTCCCTTGTGTTGCCCCAGGAAATGCTCCTTCACCCTGTCCAGTCATCAACCCAGCATCAGCAGGAGCAGACAAAGTAGGAGGAACAGAAACAGCCTGGAGTCCAGAATCTGAAGCAACAGTTCCTTCCGTTAATCCTGGAAAAGCACCTTCACCTTGACCTGTGAGCAATCCACCAGTTGTGGTGCTAGCAGGTGTAGGATTCAAAATAGGCGTTTCAGGTATGGTCGCAGATAGTCCAGAAGATAAAGTCTGTGCGCCAGCATCAGAAGCAACAGTTCCAGCGGTAGCGCCTGGGAAAGCGCCTTCTCCAGCACCAGATAACAAACCGCTAGTCGTTGTCTCAGTGGCAACAGGGCTTGGAAGACCAGCAGCGCCAGCAGTTACAGCAGCAACAGTTGCCCACCCGCCAGGAATCTCGTTGTTGACAAAATCATCAACTTTAGAACCTACATTTTTAACTGTGTCAACAGCACCAGAAACAATGTCGCCAACACCAGAAGCGACATCGGTGACTGCTTCAAGGGTTGAACTTACTGCTCCCATACCTCTGCCTTCCAGTTGTAAGGTTTCATATCAGATTCTTCAACATTGACGCCAAGAATCTTGAGCATTCTCAAAATCTCTTTGTTGTCAGCACGACCATACACATACTTAATCCCACTGCCAACAATCTTGTCAATAAAATCCTTCAAAGAGCGCATCAAAGTCTTTGCAGACTCGACAGTAAACAGATGCAACTCAACTTTGCCTTCACCAATCTTCTTCAAAATCAGCACAGAATCACCAGACTGAAGCATGATGGCATTCTTGTCAGACAACTGCTTAGAAATGCTCGCAAGAAGTCGATCAGGGTCAACCCTGTTTCTGATGGCATCTTTTCTGATGATTTCAGAAGGCTTCATGTTCACACAGTCCCGTTGGCAATCACGTTACCAATCACAGTCAAGTTTCCAGAACCATCAATCTTTGCAACGTTCGTTCCACTAGAACGGATATAGAGCACACCAGCAGTCTCTACGAACGAGAAGTTAGTAAAAACACCATCTAATTTGGTCGAGATGGCGGTTGCAATGTTGTTGAACTCAGTGTCAATCTCTGTTCCACGAACAATCTTGTTTGAGTTGCCAGGAGACAGTGCATCCTTAGCGGCAAAGTTAGTTGTCTTACTGTAATTTGACATGATCAGTTCCTTACATCACTTTGCCATTCTTGGCATGAATCTCAATCTTTTGGAAACTCAAGGGATTGCCATTGATTTCCGCTTCGTAACCAGTCTGAACAACCTTTCCTGAGCCGTTGGCAGCAGCCACTAAGCGCTGAATCGCAATACCAGCAGAGTAATAAGCCACAGGAGAGCCATTAGACCCATACTCAGCAATACCATACTGGGCAATAGACTGAGTGGGAATCAAGATGTTCTCAGAGTGGAAGTCACCAGTGAAGTCATACGCCCATTTGATCGTCACATACTGGTTTGACCCGCCAATGACAGTCAAAATCACTTTTTTCAAGATGCTGGTGACAGTCGGCTCGCCTAAATCTGTGTGGTTCGTGTTGTACTGCATCCGATAAGTGGATGTGTTGTCGTTGTAGCCAGTATGAGTCGCCAAATAACCATCTTTACCAATGTAAAGAGTCCCATTTTGGCTTGTCATCAGTGCTTTAGGCGTGATGGAATCCCATGTGGTCACACGAGATGAACCATCTTGCATCATTGCTCTCATATCAAAGCAATACACCAAACTCAAGTTAGGTATTGTCAGCAAATAGAAAGCATCAGTAGATGAGTAGACTGCATTGATGTTGGCAAGAGTCTCAGTAGCCAACGCATTGATCAGATCGTTACGGACATTCTTAGACAAATCACGAAATGGTGCAGATTTCTCAGCAATCGTTCTTAAGACAGAACGAACACCAGTAGAAGACAAGAAAACAAGATCAGTGCCTGTATAAGCAACAGAGTCTCTTGTGATGCAACCAATACCAGTCACCACATCGTATAAGACCATAGTGGTAGGGTCATCAGCACCACTGTAAATCAGGATGTTGTTCTTACCAAAGATGAACAAGAATCCATTATGGAATCCAAGAGCTTCGATGGTATCTGCACCATTGGGCCAAACTGTATGTGTATCAAGTGTTCCAGAAGAACCACCACCATACTTTTGATGCTGCTTCGTATCAGACCACTGAACTGTTATTTTGTCAGTCGAAGTGTTTGCGTTCCATAGACGACCAGCAGCGGCAATCACACAGTTTGCCAGTTGAACAGTTCCAGTGTATCCAGTTGCTTCGCTGATTCGCTTATAAGTCGTTGTAGATACAGATGGGTCAAATTGCAATGGGTCATGTCCAATTTGGAACAATGTTAAAACACCATCTAAGTTAGCCATCTGCCAGTTGTTTGCAGTAATGGTTGGGGCAACACCTCCCCCCCCATATGTCAGTGTCACCAAAGAAGTGCCACTCAACTTAAATAACTTATTGTTGCCAGCACAGATGATGTAAGAAGTGCCATCATTGGCAATCAACTCACCAATTGCCTGAATGCTGTTGGTACTCAAATCGCTATTTAGCGCAGAATTAACCTTAGTCCAGCCCTTACGAGCACCTACACGACCATACTGGTCAATGATGCAATTGTTGGCAACTAAAGCAAACCCAGACGCAAGATCAAGCGAAGAATCCTGCGTATTTAGCCCATAGAACCCTGGTGCTGTGATTGAGTAGGTTTGCAGTTTTTGGGACATTAAATAGCCTCAAAAGCAAATTTGCTAGGGTCACGAGAGTTCTCAATGGCAATAGCATCAGCCAACGCAGACCGATACAAGCTAAAAGCCTCTGAAGAACTCAATCCACCATCTTCACCACGTTCCACCAAAGCACGAGCCAAAGCACCAAAAATGATGGCATCTTTAGGCATCTTGGTGGAATCATTGTCTCCACTCAAATCATTCTCAGGAACAATGATAGAGAATCGAACATTGTCAGCAGAACTTGGAGCAGGATAAAACTTGACTTTCTGGTCGCCATTAGAATCCAAACCATCTAGAGCAACATAATTGATGATGGTATTAGGAGGCGTTGCAGTAGAGTAGTAGAGTTGGTCGTAACGAGCAGCAGAGATCAATCCAACTTGATAGAACTTAGTCGTATTGATGATGTCAAGAAATTTATACTTGGCAGTCGAACCAGTCAAAGTGTAGTTGTTGGTCTGACCAGCAACTAAAGTAATGTTGATGGCGGTATTCAGTGCAGACCAGTCAAAAGCATCATTGATTTGACGCTTTGCATCGTTGACAAACTTGCCAACTAACGTAGAAGTAGTGGACTGAGAAACGGTGGAAACAGTAGTCTCACGCATACGAGTGAGAACATCGTTCACAATCTCAAGATATGTCGGCAGAGCCATTGATCACCTCTTTGCCTTGTTCCTTGCCGAGATTGCCTTAGCTTTCGCCTTAGCATCCTCTTTTGAGCTTGCGCCCCAGGCTCTGAGGGATAGGAGTAGTCTTGTCGGCTCCCCATCTTTATATTCAGGCCCAGGCATATTGCCCATTCTTGCTAGAAAGGAGGCCCGTCTTGGGTTGTCGCCGCTTTTCACTGGAGGCTTCAAATTCCCACCAGTTGACGCATTATAAGAGGCTCTACCCTTAGCGTTCAACCCCCCGCTAGCAGATTTTCCTTCTTTTCTCTGCCAAGCGGGTGTTTTCATTTCTTCCTCGCAGCACGAATGTTATCAACCATGTTGGGATAGGGCCGACCAGCCTCTTTAGCCATCTTTTTAGCAGCCGCTTTCTTGGCGGGAGTCAAAGGTTTTGGCTTGCCAAGGCTCTTGGGACGTTTTTGCTCCCAGATCGGCTTCATTTCATGCCCTTTTTCTTGGGCTTGGTCATTCCTGCCTCAGACAAAGCAATTGCAATTGCCTGTTTGCGGGAAGTCACTAAAGGGCCTTTTTTCGAGCCAGAGTGCAGCTTTCCTGCCTTGAACTCATGCAAAACTTTACCTGTCTTCTTCATCGCCATCGACGGTTTTTTCATGGTTAATCCTTGGTTATAGGCCCACCAGATTTCCAGGCATCACAAGTACGGGCCGAGGCACAAGTGAATTGAAACAAATCGCAGTATCCAAGGTCAGCAGCCTTCACAAATTGCTCGTCATAGCTCAATTCGTGACTTTTTTCATCCTTTTCTAGCCCAGAAACGATACATTCCATCATTTTTGGTGTCTGAATGAACGCTGCACAGTTTGCACAACGCATTCCTTTGATGGAATCCGTCGGTGCGTTATACATTTTGGCTTTTTTCAGCCAGAAAGCCTCGTTAGGCTCATTAGGGTTGGGAGGCCCATACCCATATTCCTGAAAAGCATGGTTTCTGTTCTTCAGGTTGACGCTGACATCCTGAGTAGCAATGGGGCAGATCACCCCTGAGAGCAAACCTTCTTTCATTTCAGTATCTTTCCAGTCACAAATGTGACTAAACCACCCATGAATGAAGCAATTGCCATTCCTGCCCACAGACCACCTTTGCTTTGGTTAGCCAATTCAAGCAGTTTTTTTACGTCTTCTCGGAGTTCAGTCACATCTTTTTGAAGCTGACGAACTTCAGCCTCTAATTGACCAAACTCTCTTGCATCGATCTCAGACATTTGAAACCTCTTTGCGTGGACGACCAAGTTTCTTCCTTGGAGGCGCAGGCATAGTGAAAGCAGTATCAGTCCTAACCGCATCTGGCTCGACTAAGGGTTTCTCCTCATTAGTCACTTCATCAACCAGAACATAGTCGGGATGACCTCTCATGCTATCAATATCATGCTGGAGATTAAAAGTTACGGTCTGACCACTTCTAAGACAGCGGAATGTTGCCATGAAAGCCCCAATACATTAAAAAAAACCACCCCCCTCCAGTTAAGAAGGGGGATGGCAACTGCAATTACGCAGGAACAGCCAGAGCAACAGCACTGGATGACAGAGCAGCACCAACAGAAGCTGCGGTACGCATTGCTTTCACGCCATACAGAGTATCAGCAGTGAACAGAGTACCGAGGTATTCTTGTTTGTACTGAGTCTGCGAACGGACACCCATTTGCTCAATCAGAATCATCGAATCACGATGACCCATCAAGCAGATACGGTCAGCACCGCTGTTACCAGCGCCAGTGTCGGCATTGCTGGTCACATACACGGGGATACCGTACAGGTTGCCGATTTGACCATTGTGAATGGTGTTATTGCTTCCAGCATCACCCACAAAAGCCTGCTCGGTATAACGAGCCAAACCCATCAGGGTGTTACGGCTTGACGGGGGGATGATGAAGAAACGACCATCCATCGGCACATCGTTGTCGTCCAGACGCTGAATGGTGCGGCGAATGGCAGCATCAGTCAGGGCGGCAGCGTTAGAGGTGGTCGAGTTGTAAGCAGTCGTACCATCCGAACCAATATAGGCTTTGGTAGCCGTATTGGAGGTCGCATAGTCATTCGTGCCAACGGTAGCGCCATTGAAGTAGCGGCCCAATTGAACCAGATCGGTGTCAACTTGGCGAGCCAGAGCGTAACCAGCATCTTCCGTATAGAAAGAACGCAGGCTAGACAAGGCTTGCACTTCAACGATGTCTTCGATCAGGCGGCTGTATTCGTAGTGCTTGTTAATGGTAACTTGCACTTCGGTTTCGGTCGCA